TGCGACTGAATGGGTTCAGGCCACATCAGATTGGACTGACAACTCAACGAACGAATGGTATGCAGCCAACTGGCCGACAGAACTATGGGCTGAAAACAGCGTTTCTGATTGGACTATCGATGACTGGATTGATGCGGATCTAACGACCTGGGCTAAGCACCAAATGTGGGCCAAGATTGCAGGGTGGCAAATTGCTAGCCTTGCTGTCGAAGCGGTTCATAAAACCCATAATTAACTAAAGTATGGGGCGGGAACGCAACGAGTAAGACGATGTTTTTTTACTTGACTTCGCACCCTGCATTGATTCAATCACTACTTAGAACCCGCTTTGTCTAAGGCCAAAAAGCAGGCAATTGTTCCCGCATTTCAATCAGGTTCTTTTATTTTCCAAAGCTCATCAGCTCATCAGCCAAGATCGCCAGATGACCGGTTGCTAGCTTGCTAGGGGAAACTCAGCATCAGACCTTGGTCTGAATTAACTTATTATGATGAACAAGTCACAGGAGGTGGTCGCCCAATGGCAACTCTCGTAACAACAGGGCGAGCCGGTTTGGCCGCTTCCGTTGCAGCCAGAAACATTTTCTTAGGGATTGGCGCAGGCCAAACCGCATGGGATGCAAATGGCGTAGATCCAGAAAATATCAGCTCAGCAGCGTTGCAAGACCCGATCGGTTATCGCAAAGCAGCTCAAGTCGATTTTGTGAGCACCGCTGCTCAAGGTGCTATCAGTCTTCCAAGCGGACGCTATGACGTAAGCGCAACCGCGACAAATTTGCTTTACTGCAAATTTACGCTCGATTTCACAGACGCGAGCACGTCAACAATTCGAGAAACTGGTATTTTTCTCGACGTAACAACTGCAGGCAATTTGCCATCAGGGCAAATGTTCTTTGATGCTGCTTCAGAAGTTACAGACTCTGGCACACTTTATTTGCTTGAGCACACTGCCTCGATCATCAGAACGCCTGCTACGCGGGAAACGTTCGAGTTCGTCTTAACCTTCTAAAGGGAAAAAATCATGAGCCTCCAAGGTTATTACAACCGATTTTCTTCGTCAGATAAATATGACGAACTTTTGTTTCGCGCTAGCAAAGGACTGCAATCCGCAGAACTAAACGAAAGTCAGTCAATTCTGTCAGACAGAATTACAAAAATTGCAAACAGTCTTTTCCAAGACGGTGCAATCATTAGCGGCAGTTCCGCTCAGGTTGATGCGCAAACAGGTTACGCCGTTTTGCGTGAAGGCAGCCTTTACGTCCTGGGCGCAGTGCGCACAGTCCCTGAAGCGTCTTTCACAATTCCGACGACCGGAAGCCTGCAAATCGGCGTTCGCTTGACAACAACAACCGTCACAGAACTGGAAGACGCAAGCTTGCGCGATCCTGCAACTGGGACACGGAATTATCAGGAACCCGGCGCAGGCCGCACAAAACGCGAGCTTGTCTGGGGTTGGTCTGGTGATGGCGGCACAGGCGATTTCTATGGGGTCTATGACGTGCTTAATGGCACGCTCGTATCCATTGAAGCGCCGCCCGTCTTGGACGCAGCAAAGGCATTGATTGCCAGCTATGACCGCGACGCAAACGGTTCTTACATCGTCAGCGGCTTGCGCGTCACCTGCCTAGGCAAAGATGCTACTCAATCAAATTACGTTTTCTCGGCTGCTGAAGGCGTTGCAAACGTTCACGGCAACAAAATTAACAAGCCAACATCAACTTCAATCAGCTATCCGATTGATCCTGATGTTGAAACTATTAACAACGAGCCAAAAGTTTCAACTGGCATTGCCGCTCACACTCTGAACGTTAATCGCTTCCCGTTGAGTTCAATCAATGATGTAGTAATTACAGAAGAAAAGACCGTTACGTTAACCCATGGGTCTTTTTCTGGCGCATTGGATCAACTGCCTGACACTTCTGTTTTAAGCATTGAAAGTGTTAGTCAGTCCGGCACAACCTACGCAGCGGGCACAGATTACAACTTGACCGCTGATCAAGTGGATTGGACTCCTTCAGGCGCTGAAGTAGCCCCCGGTTCAACTTATGACGTGACATATAGGTTCTTGACTAGCACAACGGTCACGAACATTAATCCTGACGACGGTGAATTTGACGTTACTGGCGCAGTCGCTTCCACGTTGGTTTTAGTTGACTACTCATGGAAGATGCCTCGCATTGATGCGATTACGCTTGATCAAAATGGATACTTGCACAGGGTCCGGGGTGTTTCGACCGCGTTTAATCCAATCGCCCCGCAAGTCCCATACAACGAATTACAGGTTGCTGAATACAAGCAAATTTGGAATTCTGTTGAGAGCCCCCAAGTTGACAACAACGGCGTAAAAGTCATCTCAGTGCGCGAGCAGCGCCAGATGAAAAACGCGATTGCTGAGCTTTACGGCGTAATTGCTGAAGAGCGTTTGCAGCGTGACATTTCAAGCCGCGAGCCAACTGCTAAGTATGGCGTTTTTGCTGACCCACTTCTCGATGGAGATCTTAGGGATGCAGGCATTGCGCAAGATGCTGTCATCGTTAATCAAGAGCTGCAACTAGCTGTTACTGGCGCACCTGTCCGGGCTGCCCAAAACAACACAGGCCATCAGCTTCTGCCCTATCAAGACGTTGAGCTAATCACTCAAACGTTGACGACAGGGTTTATGCAGATCAACCCTTACGGAAACTTTGATCCGATCCCTGCTGACGTTGAGCTAGATCCAGCTGTCGATTTGTGGGTTGTTACAGACGAAAACACAACGTTCTCAACCCAATCATTCACGATTGGATCAGGTGATCGTTCAAGATCTAGCACCGCGACAGTCGTTGAGCTTGCTTCTGAAGTAGAAACCAACATTTCAAATCTCAGGCAAACCAACGTTGATTTCTCAATTGTTGGTTTTGATGCAGGTGAAAATCTGACATCTGTCGAGTTTGATGGAATTAACCTTGGCAACAACGGCGAAGTCGCAGACGGCCAAGGGCAACTGACCGGATCGTTTACGGTCCCCGCAGACATCCCTGCCGGTTCTAAATCTGTTGAATTCCTTGGCGATCAAGGGAACTTTGGCTCGGCCATCTTTACTGGCCAAGGCACTTTGGTGAACCGGGAATGGAACAGCATCACCACGACGACAACGTGGCGCTGGTGGAGCCCACCACCCCCACCGCCAGCACGCAACTGGGATCCTTTGGCTCAGTCGTTTGTGTTGCCTGAAGGCAGACACGTTACTGCGCTTGATGTGCAATTTGCAGTTAAGGGTCAAGAGAGCAACGATGTAACGATTGAAATCGTTGAAGGTGATAACGGCTTCCCCGGCCGTCAAGCAATCACGCGCACGCGCATCCCTGGCTCCAGCATTTCAACGAGCGGATACACCCGCGCCACTTTTGACTTCCCGATTTATTTGGAAGCAGGCCGCGAGTATTTCGTGGTCTTAATGACTGACGATGCTTCGCACGCCGTCCGCATTGCGGAACTCGGCAAATATGACGCGGTCGCGAATGAGTTTGTTACGGCTCAGCCCTACACCGTTGGCGTCCTGCTCAGCAGCTCCAACGCTTCCAGCTGGACTGTTCACAACGACATGGATTTGGCTTTTAAGTTGATTGGAGCTGAGTTCACCTCGACGACTTCCACGATCAACCTTGGAAGCATCACGGTTTCCAACATGACCGACTTGCTGGTAACGGCTCCGGTGGACATCCCCGCGACATCCTCACGAGTTACGTTCAAATACACCCGAAGCACTGGCGAAACTTTCCTTCTGGCTCCTGATCAGTCGATCAAACTTGAGGCAGCGGTTAGCGACACCATGCAAGTTCAAGCGATCTTGGAAGGCACTTCCACGGAATCGCCCACCTTGCACCCTGGAGTGCTCAGCATCCCTGCAACACTTGACACGGCTGCGACTTACGTTGGCCGACAATTTGATGTTGCCGCGGGTGGCTCAACCATCCGGATTATCTTTGAAGCTCAGTTGGTGGGCGGCGCTGGCGTCGTTCCTCAATATGACAATGGAGGGTATCAATCGATGGCGCTCGGCTCTGCCACACAAATTGGCGACGGCTGGGTTGAATATGTTTTTGAGGACACTGGAATTGTGGCGCTGTCTGCAACATCGGTGAAACTCAATCTCACAGGGTCAGCCGCTGGCAGACCGAAAATCCGCAACATTCGCGCCGTAATGGTTTGAGGTACTAATCCATGACAACTGACACACGCACAGCAAATAGGAACTATCCGCTCCCATACCCATCTAATCTGCTAGCCGCAGATGTGGTTAGGTTGCGGGACGCCCTGAACGCGATCGACGCAGACATGGGCAACTTCGTCAGCAGTGCTGACGTAACGACGCAGGTCAACGCAGCGGTTGCCTCTTTGGTGGCCTCTGCCCCTGATGCTCTGAACACGCTGGAAGAACTTTCGAGCGCCCTTTCGGACGACGAAAATTTCGCCACCAATGTGACGGCAAGCATTGCTACAAAATTCGACAAGACCGGCGGCGCATTAACTGGACAAATCACATTGCCCAACGCCCCCACAGCCGGATCAAATCAAGCGGCCACCGCGCTTTATGTTGAAGAGAGTCACACTTCGTGGACGACCGTCAACAACGCGGCCAGCCCTTACGATTCGGCTGCAAACGTTCGGCTTTTAGTCGACACAACGGCAGGGGCTGTGAGCGTCAATCTGCCAGCCGCCCCATCCGTAGGTGATTATGTCGAGTTTATCGACGCAGCCGGTAAATTTGACGTGAACTATCTTTGCGTTAAGCGCAACGGAAACAAAATCATGGGCCTCGCTGAGGACATGGATGTAACCACAATCAACGCCAGCTTTGAGCTGGTTTATGTAAACGCCACTTTCGGCTGGAGGATTAACTAATCATGAGCACACTTTCCCAATTCTTCGGATCTTCAGGTGGCGGCGGCGGCGAAGGCCCCCGCAACGCCATGAAAATGTGGACTTCGGCCAGTAACGACCGCCACAACACCAACAGCAGCCGCAAGACTGACGCATACACTTGGTATGTGCCCGCAAACTTTGATCCCTCAGTCGCCCTGCGCGTCTACGTCTGGGGCGCTGGCGGATCTGGCGGAACTTACGGCGGCAACGGCAACGCCTACGGCGGCGGCGGCGGTGGCCTCGCAATTTCTGAGATCACTAGTTTGAGTGCTGGCGATAGCGTTCAAATCACAATTGGTTGTGGCGCTCGCGAGTACACCGAGGTCGGCGGCACTAGCTCCTTTGGTAGCTTTCTTTCTGCTACTGGCGGCAACTCTGGCTACACAAACACCAACAACCAAGGCGACACCACTTACGGCGGTGGCGGGATGGGCGTTAGCGGCAACATCTGCAACCGACGCGGTGGCGATGGCGGCCAAGGCAGCATCGATCCCAGCAGCGGTGGCGGCGGTGGCGGTGGTTCTGCACCTTCCCCTGACGGCGATAAGGACGGCTTTAGAGGCGGCGAATGGAACAGCTATTCAGGCGGCTCTGGCGCATCGATTAACTACCACGGCACCCGGCCTTACAGCTCAGAGTGTGGCGTTGGTGGATCTGGCACCGCTGGTTATGGCGGCACTGGCCAACACAGCAACTCTTACCGCAGTTATGGCGGTCCCGGCGGCGCTGGAATCCTAGGGGCTGGCGGCTCTGGCGGACAGAGCAACACCTACAGCAACGCAGCGGCTACCAACTCTGGCGCACAAGACGGCCAAGGGTCTTCAATCTGGACCCCCAATTTCATCCTTTTGGGTGGCGGCGGCGGCGGCGGCGGCTCATATTGCCGACAAAGCTCTGAGATGGCTGGCACTAACGGCGGTTGCGGCGGCCCTGGAGCAGGCGGCGGCGGCGCACACGCCTACAGCAGCAGCAACGATTGCGCATACACAAGCGGCGGCGCTGGCGGAATGCTCGGCGGCGGCGGCGGTGCTGGACAGTACAGCCAAGGCGGCCCTGGCGGTCAAGCGGCTGGCGGCGGTGCCTCTGGTTATGACCAGCATTCGAACCATGAAAAAGCCATTAGTTGGGGCGGTGATGGCCTCATCTTCATTCAGTACAAAATCACCTTCTGAGGAGAATCACAATGACTAAGTACGCACGTTTTGATTCTGACGGTCGGGTCATTGAGACCTTTGTCGGAGACCCTAAAATTTCATTTTGCCCTGAGATTGCCAAGGAATTTATCAAAGTTCCTGACGATACTGAAAAGCAAGATAAAAAGACAACGAAAGGCTGGGAAAAATATTCCCTGCCTGAGTTGCCTGAGCCTCCTGCGCCCAAGCGTTTTATTTCTCAAGCTGAGCTGAAATCTTTCATGACACGGCCTGAGCGTCTTGCCTTTAAGGCAGCGGCTGCATCGGATCCGATCATTGAAGATTTTGCCGAGACGCTTGCCGCCGGTCCATTGGTTATCACCGATGACGAAACCGTCGAAGCAATCGACAAGCTGCAAAGCCTCAAAGTTTTGACAGCCGTTCGCGCAACACAGCTCAAAGCACTTGGAGAGTAATCGGTGACAACTGACACCCGCACAGCTAATCAAAATTATCCGCTGCCCTACCCGTCGAACCTACTAGCGGCGGACGTTGTTCGCTTGCGGGATGCGTTGACAGCTATCGACTCGGACATCACAAACTCTGTGAGTCAGGCCGAGCTAACGCTCGCGATTAACGTTGCGATCAACGGCCTAGTCGATGGCTCAGCCAGTCAGCTTGACACATTAAACGAGCTGAGTGACGCCCTGGGCGACGATGAAAATTTCGCCGCCACCGTAGCAACAGCTCTGGCCGCAAGGTTGGAGCTGACGGGCGGGACATTGACCGGTGATCTGACGCTGTCAGGTGATCCGACTTCTGCTCTACACGCTGCGACAAAGCAGTTTGTTGAGGCTGTAGCCGTAGCAGCGCCCGCGACCTGGAGCGTTGCAAATACTGCCGCCACCCTGGACGCAAACAAGCGTTATCTCGTGGACAGCAGCGCGGCATCTTTCACGCTCACACTTCCCGCGTCACCGACTGCCGGGCAGTTCGTGACCCTGGCCGACTCTGAGGGTTGCTTTGCTACCTACCCGGTCACCATTGCACAAAACGGCTCCAACATTGTTGGGCAGGCCGCCGACCTAGTGGCGAACGTTGACCGCGCCGTAATCTCTTTGATCTACAGCGGCGACTCAACGACCGGCTGGCTCGTTAAGTAACCCCTAGGAGTTTTTTTACTATGACCAATCTTTCATCACTCCCTGGATTTAGCAGCGGAAGCAGCGGCGGTGGCGGCGGTGGCTCGTCAGATTTGCCGCAAATTTTGTTAGACAGCCCAACGCTGATTGATTCAGCTAGTTTTTACATTGAGGGCGGCACTGACTACAACAGCCAAAGCTCAACAACATATCAATCTTTTCATTCGCTGGCTAGCGATGGTTGCTTTGGAGGGATTTTTGATCCTCATAACGGAAGTAATTCAGCCAAAGTAATTGCGTGCGGTTTTAAGGTTGACCCAAGCAATGGGTCTATCGGCAGCCCGGACCGGCACACAATGTGGACCCATAGCGATGGGCAAACTTTCAGCACCTGCCATCAAGGTGCAGTGGGCAACATGGTGATGAACATTGGTCATCACAAAAACCCTTCCCACGGATCCACTCACAAGGGCACTTGCTGGGGCGCAAGTTTCAACAGCAGCGCCAGCCATACAGGTTCTGGCTATGGCGAAGCGCCTTGGGAAGCATGGCCGCATTCAAACGGCGACTTAGCCATGGGCGCGAATAGCGCAAACGGGACCATGTATGCTCGTCGGTCTACATATAACTCCAACGACAGCAAGTATTGGCATAACAATCATTATTGGAACGGGAGCAGTATTAACCGAGCTGAATGGTCAAACCCTAGTGCGAGCACTTCGACAAACTACTGCCAAGGTTGCGCGAAATCTTCTAAAGATGATTTAGAGCCTGGTGGGATGATTCACTGGCAGCAAAGCAATATCTATAGGGCGCAACAGATTTATGGCAGCCAAGCCAGCAGAGGCAGTGAACTCACAGGATTAACGCAGAACGACAGCTACGCTGCTTTTCATCTAAGTAATGGTCAGCGTCTGTTTTTCCATGAGGGCCTTATTGTCATTGGTGAAACAAATGGAAACTTGACTGTTCGGACTACGGAAGTTCCGAACGCTGGTTTTCTTCAACTGATGACCAACAAAGGCGAACACATGCGAACTTGTATTCCGACAAAAAATACAGACGAGTGGATTATGGCAGCAAGTGAAGGTCTTGGCTTCCTGCGAATTAGGATCGACATTAACAACAACTATGCCGTTTCTGTTGAACAAGTTTATTTCGCACTCGCCTGGACTTACAGCTCAAGCTTTAGCCATAGCGGCAGAGGTCTCGGCTTGGTCGGTTCAAATGATGAGTATCTAGTCACAACAGATGTTCGCGCTGGTCGAGCGGTCATCAAAACGTTCACCAATCCATTCGCCGCATAGGAGGCTTGTTTATGGACCTTTCAGAATTACGCGCACAGCGCAACGCTCTTCTCGCAGCCTCTGACTTTTACTTGCTGGCTGACAATTTTGAGGAAATGAGCGAAGGCGATCAGGCGATCGTTTTGCTTTACCGCCAGACCCTCAGAGACCTTCCCGCGTCCTACGATGGGGAAGTCATTAACGAGGCTGTTGTATGGCCTGCCAAACCCTTTACCACTCAGGAGGCTTAACAAATGCCGACTAATTTTCTACACGGCGTCGAAGTCATTGAATTGACCGAAGGCGTCCGCCCAATTCAGACCGTTCGTTCTTCTGTGATCGGTCTAATCGGCACAGCACCAGAGGCACTCGCCTCAGATTTTCCCCTGAATGAGCCTGTGCTTATTGCAGGGAGCCGCACTAAGGCTGCCAAGCTTGGCACAACCGGAACGCTGCCTGACGCGATAGCTGGCATCTTTAGCCAGATCGGCGCGACTGTTGTTGTGGTTCGTGTTGAGGAAGGCGCAGATGAAGCGGCGACCCTTGTCAACGTGACAGGTGATGCAATTGCTGGAACAGGCGTTTGGGGTTTTCTCAAGGCTGAATCAGCAGTTGGC